TGCCCGCAAGAGATGCAATCAAGACAGCCCCACAGGGCGCTGGGTCAGGCCGGTTCGGCAGGGCGCGGATGAGATTTGCCGAGCGGCATGAAGGAGCGGCGAGATGGTGTTCGATTTTCTGCGAAAAGCGCCGCTGGCGTCTGGCGGGCTGGCCATGCCGGAGCGCAAGGCAAGTGCGGCCAGCCGTGTGATGGCCTGGGGGACCGGGGGCCGTGTGGCCTGGAGCCCGCGAGATGCGGTGTCGCTGGCGCGGACCGGGTATCAGGGCAACCCCATTGGGTTCCGTGCGGTTCGGCTGATTGCCGAAGCAGCCGCCGCCCTGCCGCTGGTCTGTCAGGACGCCGAGCGTCGCTATGAGACGCACCCGCTCTTGGACCTGATGAAGCGCCCCAATGGCGCACAGGGCCGGGCCGAGTTCCTTGAGGCGGTCTATGGCTACATGCTCTTGTCGGGCAATGCCTATGTCGAGGCCGTTCCGGGTGAGGGCCTGCTGCCGGGCGAGCTGCATGTGCTGCGGTCGGACCGGATCAGCCTGGTGCCCGGAACGGACGGTTGGCCGGTGGCCTATGACTATACCGTCAGCGGACGGACGCATCGCTATCAGATGAACGGCGCGGCAAGCCCGATCTGCCATCTGCGCAGCTTTCATCCGCAGGACGACCACTACGGCTTCTCGCCCTTGCAGGCGGCGGCCACGGCGATTGACGTGCATACCAGCGCCAGCGCCTGGTCGAAAGCGCTGCTGGACAATGCTGCGCGGCCGTCGGGGGCGATTGTCTACAAGGGGGCGGACGGGCAGTCCAGCTTGAGCTCGGACCAGTATGACCGGCTGGTGAGCGAGATGGAAAGCCACCATCAGGGCGCGCGCAATGCCGGGCGGCCGATGTTGCTGGAAGGCGGGCTTGACTGGAAGCCGATGGGCTTTTCGCCCAGCGACATGGAGTTCCAGAAGACCAAGGAAGCGGCAGCGCGCGAGATTGCCATCGCCTTCGGTATTCCGCCGATGCTGATGGGGATCCCGGGGGATGCCACCTATGCCAACTATCAAGAGGCGAACCGGGCGTTCTACCGCCTGACAGTGTTGCCGTTGGCATCGAAGGTATTGGCTGATCTGGCGCATTGGCTGTCGGTCTTTGGAGGGGTCGAGGTGGACCTGCGACCCGACCTTGACCAGGTCCCGGCACTGGCGGCCGAGCGTGACCAGCAATGGACGCGCGTCGGGGCCGCCGATTTCCTGACCGTGGCAGAAAAGCGCATGCTTCTGGGTCTGCCGAAGCTGGCGGAGGAAGAATGACGGTGCGCAAGGCGGAAGTTGGCACCCGGATGCTGCACGACAACCTGTCGGTTGCAGCGGCGCGGATCGAGGCCAACGAGCGGGTGGCCGAGGAGCGGTGGACTGCCCTCGACTACCGGCTGGGGCGGATCGAAGGGATGCTGGAGCAGCTGGAAAAGCGCATCTGGCTGGGGGTTTACGGGGTCGCGGCGTTCCTGCTGACGCAGATGGCCGAGGCGGTGATCCATGTTGCAACGAGGTGAAGCAATGACAGGCGAATATGGCGCGCCGGAACGGAAATATACCCGCCCGGAGGCAGGTCTGACCGTGACCGACGGGCATGTCGTGGCGGGCTATGCCTCGCTGTTCGGCAAGAAGGATCAGGGCGGCGATGTGGTGCAGAAGGGGGCCTATGCGGCCAGCCTCAAGCGCCTTGCTGCGAGCGGGGGCCGGGTCAAGATGCTGTGGCAGCATGATCCGGCCCAGCCGATCGGCATCTGGGACGACGTGCGCGAGGATGCCACGGGTCTTTGGGTCAAGGGGCGCATCCTGATGGAAGTCGAGAAGGGCCGCGAAGCCGCCGCCCTTCTGCAGGCCGGGGCGATTGATGGGCTTTCCATCGGGTATCGCACGGTGAAGGCAGAACGTGACGGCAAGGGGCAGCGCCTGTTGTCGGAGCTGGAGCTTTGGGAAGTGTCCTTGGTGACCTTCCCGATGCTTCCCGAGGCGCGGGTCGCGGCCAAGGCGGATGCCCTGGACGATGACTGGCGCGACATGGCGGCGGTCTTCGAGGACGCGCGCCGCAGTTTGGCCGGGCTTTAGCGCGCGGCGTCCGAACACGAGCAAAAGGAAGGATGACGATGACCGAGATCAAGTCTCGGGCCGGGGAAGTTGCATCCCCTGCCCAAACACCGGCTGCGGAGGCGAAAGCGGCCATGGCCGGATTTCTGAAAGAATTCAGCACCTTTCAGGAAGATGTGAAATCCACGCTGAAACATCAGGAAGAGCGACTGACCATGCTGAACGCAAAGACGATGACCTATGGCCGCCCGGCCCTTTCGGCACAGGCCGAGGTCGAGGCCCCGCACAAGAAGGCGTTCAACGCCTATCTGCGCAATGGCGATGACGATGGCCTGCGCGGCCTGACCCTGGAGGGCAAGGCGCTGTCGACCAACGTCGTGGCCGACGGTGGTGTGCTGGTGGACCCCCAGACCGCCGACCGCATCCGCTCGATGCTGCTGGCGACCTCCACCCTGCGGTCGGTGGCGAATGTCGTGCAGGTCGACGCGATCTCGTACGACGTGCTGATCGACCGGAGCGAAGTGGGCTCGGGCTGGGCGCAGGAAGTTCCGGCGACGGTTGAGACCGCGACCCCGCTGCTGGAGCGGATCTCGATCCGCCTGCATGAGCTGGCCGCGATGCCGAAGGCAAGCCAGCGCATCCTGGACGACAGCGCTTTCGACATCGAGGGCTGGCTGGCCCAGAAGATCGCCACGCGCTTTATCCGCGCCGAGGCTGCTGCCTTCATCAACGGTGACGGGATCGACAAGCCGAAGGGCATCCTTCTGCCGCCGAAGGTCGCGAACGCGTCCTGGACCTGGGGCAACCTGGGCTTTGTGACCACGGGTGCTGCTGCCGACTTTGCCGCCACCAACCCGGCGGACTGCCTGATCAACCTGGTCTATGCGCTGGGTGCGGACTATCGCGCCAATGCGACGTTCCTGATGAACTCGCGCACCACGGCTGCGGTGCGCCGTCTGAAGGACTCGACCGGCCGCTTCCTCTGGGTCGATGGCCTGCAGGAGGGTGAGCCTGCGCGTCTGATGGGCTATCGCGTGCTGATCGCCGAAGACATGCCGGACATCGCGGCGAACGCCTTCCCGATCGCGTTTGGCGATTTCAACGCCGGGTACACGATCGCGGAACGCCCCGACCTGCGCATCCTGCGCGACCCGTTCTCGGCCAAGCCGCACGTGCTGTTCTACGCCAACAAGCGTGTTGGCGGCGATGTCACCGACTTCTCGGCGATCAAGCTGCTGCGCGTGTCGGTCTAAGTCACCGACGGCCCGGTCCCGCGACAGGGATCGGGCCCTTTCGTCCCTGCAATTCGCAACAGGCCCGGCAGCGGGCGGAGCTTTGACCATGATGTTGACCGAAGAGACCCCGGTGCCGACTGCGGCCCTGCCGGTGGAGGAATTCAAGGACCATCTGCGCCTTGGCAGCGGCTTTGCCGATGACGGGATGCAGGATGGTCTGATCGAAGCCTACCTTCGCGCCGCCATGGCTGCGATCGAAGGGCGGATCGGAAAAATGCTTTACCGGCGCCGGTTCCTGTGGGTGCTGGAGTGCTGGCGCGACGATGAGCAGGCTCTGCCAGTGTCGCCGGTCGCTGGGTTGGTCAGCCTGACGCTGGTCAATGCCGAAGGTGGCGAGACGCTGGTGCCGGCCACCAGTTACCGGCTGATCCCTGACCTGCACCGCCCGCGGCTGATGGGCAAGGGGACGTCGTTGCCGACCATTCCGACGGATGGCCTGGTGAGGGTGGTCTTTGACGCAGGCTTTGGGCCTGCCTGGACCGATGTTCCGGTGGACCTGCGGCAGGCGGTGCTGCTGCTGGCAAGCGAGTTCTACGAGCATCGTCACGATGACTCGGCCCAGGCGGCTGGGCTGCCCTTTGGCGTGGTGACGCTGATCGAGCGTTGGCGCACGGTCCGGATCCTGGGTGGGGGGCGGTCATGAAGGCGCCCCACCTGAACCGGACGCTGGTGTTGGAAGGGGTGGTGCGCACCTCGGACGGCGCGGGCGGCTATGTTGAAAGCTGGACGGCGCTGGGGACCCTTTGGGCGGCCTTTCGTCCCGGGACCGGCAGCGATGTGCCGGGGGAAGAGCAGATCCTTGGTGCCGTGCCTTACCGCATCACCGTGCGTGCCGCTCCGGCGGGGGCGGTGTCGCGTCCCAAGGCAGGGCAACGGTTCCGCGAAGGCGGGCGGTTGTTCCCGATCCTGGCGGTGACCGAGGCTGACCCCTCTGGCCGTTTCCTGACCTGTTTTGCCCGCGAGGAGGTGGCGACATGAGCTATGCAGCAGCCGCGGCCCTGCAGACCGCGATCTTTCAAAGGCTGTCAACCTTCCCCGCGCTGGCAGGCGTCACGATTTATGACGCGGTGCCACCAAACGCGACCGGGACCTTCGTGCTGATTGGTCCCGAAGAAGCGCGGGACCAGTCAGACAAAAGCGGCGCGGGCGCAGACCATCAGCTGGTTATCAGCGTGATTACCGATGCGACCGGGTTCCTGTCGATCAAGACCATTGCGGCCGACATCTCGGACGCGTTGATCGGGGTGCCACTGACGCTGACCCGAGGGGTCTTGGTGCAACTTCTGTTCCTGCGCGCCTCGGCCCGGCGGATTTCCGAGGGCGAGACGCGGCGGATCGACCTGACCTTCCGGGCGCGGGTTCAGCTTTAGCGCCTTTCAATCATCTGAAGACGGAGAACGGACATGGCTGTGCAAAGCGGCAAGGACTTGCTGATCAAGATCGACCAGACGGGGGATGGCCAGTTCGTGACCATCGCCGGCCTGCGCGCGACGCGGATCAGCTTCAACACGGAATCGGTCGATGTCACCAGCCTTGAGAGTGAGGGTGGCTGGCGTGAGCTTCTGGCCGGGGCAGGGGTCAGATCGGCCTCGATCTCTGGGTCGGGCGTGTTCCGGGACGAGAACACGGATGAGCGCGCGCGCCAGGTGTTCTTCAATGGCGAAATCCCGGACTTTCAGGTGCTTATCCCCAGCTTTGGCGTGATCGAAGGGGCGTTCCAGATCACCTCGATCGAATATGCCGGCAGCCACAACGACGAGGCGACGTATGAGATGTCCATGGCCTCGGCCGGGGCACTGACCTTCACGGCGCTTTGATGGCCAATCCCTGGACAGGCGAAGTCGCGATCTGGCTGGACGGCCAGCGTCACGTGGCAAAGCTGACGCTGGGCGCCTTGGCTGAGCTTGAGGATACGCTTGAAACTGGGTCGCTGGTCGATCTGGTGGAGCGGTTTGAAAGCCAGCGCTTCCGTACCCGGGATGTGCTGGCGCTGATCGTCGCTGGCCTGCGGGGCGGCGGTTGGCAAGGTACGGCGGCTGATCTGCTGCGGGTCGAAATCGGCGGCGGACCAGTTGAAGCGGCGCGGGCGGCGGCGGAGCTTTTGGCGCGGGCGTTCTCGTTGCCGGGTGAGCCATGACGGGGATCGACTGGCGGGGCCTTATGCAGGCGGGCCTGCATGACCTGAGGCTGGAGCCGGCGGCATTCTGGCGGCTGACGCCAGTCGAACTGCGGATGATGCTGGGGCGGGAGCAAATGGTCCCGCCCCTGACACGCGCGCGGCTTGCCGAATTGGCCGCCGCGTTTCCCGATGTGAGGAAGGATCAGGGCGATGGCAGAAATCGGAACGATGCAGGAGCAGCTGGAAGCGCTGGAAGCGCAGCTGGGGTCATCCGTGTCGATGGTGGCGGCGTTTGACGGTGAGCTTGCCCGGATGCGGGAGACGATGATCTTTACCGGGCGCGAAGTGAACACGCTTTCCGGTGGGATCAGCGGCGGTCTGCGCAAGGCTTTCGACGGGCTGATCTTTGACGGGATGAAGCTGAACGACGCACTGAAGACAGTCGCGAACACCATCGTCGACAGCGTCTATTCCATCGCGATGAAGCCGGTGACGAATGCCTTGGGCGGCCTTCTGGCGCAGGGTGTTTCTGGCCTGATGGGGGCGGGGATGCCTTTTGCGGCAGGCGGGGCGTTTTCCCAGGGCAAGGTGATGCCCTTTGCCAGGGGCGGAGTTGTCTCGTCCCCGACCACCTTCCCGATGCGCGGCGGGCGCGGCCTGATGGGTGAGGCCGGGCCAGAGGCAATCATGCCGCTGGCGCGCGGGCCTGACGGGCGGTTGGGCGTACAGGCTGGCGGCGGGCGATCTGTGAACGTCGTGATGAACATTTCGACGCCGGACGTTCAGGGGTTCCAACGCAGCCAAAGCCAGGTGGCTGCCCAGGTGAGCCGCGCACTGGCGCGCGGCCAGCGCAATCGGTGAGGACGGATCATGGCATTTCACGAGATACGCTTTCCCGCAAACGTAAGCTTTGGGTCAATCGGGGGGCCGGAACGCCGGACCGAAGTTGTCACGCTGGCCAACGGCTTTGAAGAGCGCAACAGCCCCTGGGCCCATTCACGCCGCCGCTATGATGCGGGTCTGGGACTGCGGTCGCTGGACGATGTCGAAACGCTGATCGCGTTCTTCGAGGCGCGCATGGGCCAGCTGCACGGTTTTCGCTGGAAAGACTGGTCGGACTACAAGTCCTGCGCTCCATCTGCCGTGCCCGGGCCGGACGATCAGGACATCGGAATTGGCGACGGCGTGAAGACGGTGTTTCAGTTGCAGAAAACCTATGTCTCCGGTCTGCAAAGCTATGTCCGGCCAATCCGAAAGCCGGTTGCGGGCAGCGTGCGGATCGCGCTGGCGGGCGATCCCAAAGTTGAAGGTCTGGAATACTCGGTCAATGCCGAAACGGGCGAAGTCACGTTTGTGCTGCCACCGGCTTTGGGCGCACGGATCCAGGCCGGGGATGTGCCATCGGTACCGATCGTGGAGGTGCGGCTATGACCCGCGATGCGCTGTACGCGCACCTTGAAAGCGGCGCGACCACCGTCTGCCGGGCGTGGACCGTGCGTCGCACTGAAGGGCTGGTCCTGGGGTTCACCGATCATGACCGCGACCTGACTGTTGACGGAGTGGTCTGTCGGGCCGACACCGGCATGACTGCGCGGGCCTTGCAGCAGACCACTGGCCTCTCGGTTGACAATTCCGAGGCTGCCGGGGCGTTGAGCGACGCATCAATTCGCGAAG